CGACGGCTTTCAAGGCGGCAAAGGTCGCCTTCATCCCGACGAGCCTAACCGGCGGCGTGTGGGACACCGACGGGACGCCATCCACCCAGGCGCTGGTGAATATCAACGCCGACCACCTCGGGGTGATCCGCGACTACATGGCGAACACCATCCATGTCCCGTTCCACGACGGATCAAACTATGTGGGCGTTTTTTCCACCAAGGGCCTGCGCGGAATCAAACAGGACCGCCGGTTCGAAAGCTGGAATATGTACCTGCGCAAGGGCGACCTGATTTTCCGCTCCGAGTGCGGGCGCTGCGAAAGCATCCGCCTGGTCGAGTGCGTGCACACGGCGGCGCTGACCGATGGGGTAGGCTCCGGCTCGGTGCTCGGCGAGGGAGTTGTCTTCGGCGAAGAGGCTGTCAGCCGAATCGAGACGGAGTTTCCCCACCTGCGGGTCAACCCGAATTACCAGGGGGACTTCGGGCGCAAGAAGGCCGTGGCCTGGTACGGGGTCGTGGCGTTTGCGACCACCTGGGATTCGGCTTCGGACTACGAGGCCAAGATCGTGCGGGTGACCAGCTCTTAGACTGAAGGCTGAAGGCTGAACAACAAATAACCGGCGGCGTTAGATTCCGCCGCCGCATAGACAAGGAGAAATAAAATGCTTGAAAATTACGTTATCCCCCTGCCGGTTGTGAAGCAGATCGACTTTGACGACACGGCCGGAATCGACCTGGACCAGGTTGCCGCCGATGTCGCGCGGATCCTGGTGCCGTTCAAGTGCGAGGTGGTGATGGCCCAACTCATCATCACCGAGACATGCGCCGGGTCGACCCCCGGCGTCGTGAAGATGGACCGCCGCGTGACCGCCGGTAGTGATTCTGGCCGCGGCGACGGCGACATCGGCGAGTTCGCCATGGGCACGACCGCCGCCGGCAAGGTGCTTTATGACGAAGTGGCCAAGGGCACCGTGCTGAACGCCGGGGACGAGGTTGTCGTGCAGATCACCACGGCGCCGGTCACGGGCCCTGCAGGACACTTCGAGCCGGTGCTGCTGGTTAAGCCGCTGTCGGAGACCAAGGCCAACCAGACCGACATGGTGGCGACGGCGTAGCGTGGATTGGCCGCCGGGAGCGAGTGGCGTTCCCGGCGGCTAAGTACATAAACCAAAAAGAATTAATCGCGGCGGGACGCCGCTCCCACAAAAAAAATAAAAATTTGGGCGGCTAAAAAGCCGCCCCAACAAAAGGAGACGGTCATGGCGGCTATCGCATCCAGTGATGTAACTGTCAGTGTTTCGACGCGCAACCGGGACATCGCCCCCGGTGGCCCGAAGCTGATGCAAATCGCATCGGTCGGTTTTGGGAATGGATCGCTAACCTACCCCACCGGCGGCGTTCCACTGCCGGCAATAGGTGTTTTCGGGTTCAAGAAGGCGATCGAGTTCGGCGTGATCGAGCAGCCGGTGAACGGGTTTATTTACAAATTCGACCGCGCCAACCACAAAATCATAATCTACACCCAAGGCATGAGAACGGGATCGACGGCGACCGGCGCGCTCGCCAATGGAGCATACGCGGAGAACAGCGCCGATGCCGAAACCGTGGTGCGGTTCTCCGGAACCGCAATCGACACCACATACGACTTCGGCCCGCTGAAGGAAATGGCGTCCACGATCGCGCCGGCCGCAGCGTCGATGTTGATCATGCTGCTTGGGGAGTAGGAAAAAAAAATAAAAAAAAACCCAGCGGCCGGAGACCCCGGCCGCAGGCAAAGGAAAGGTAGTGTGATTTGTGCCCCAAAAGCTGAATGTGGAGATAACCGGCGCCACCGGAGAAAAGACAATTAAACAGGTGATGGTGATTCGAAGCTGGCAAGACGCATCCGGCGCCCAGGTGATGCTGTTCGAAAACGGCAGCTATGGATACCGCAACGGAGAGCCCATCAGGAGCGAGGCCGAGTTCGACATCATGACCTCGGCGGTGCAGCGCAAGGCGGCGATCGCATGGTGGACGCGCGCCGGAAAGGAAATTTCAGAATCGTACTACGCGGCCAAGCAGCGGCGGGAAGAGGAGATGCAGGGAGACTTCCAGGCGTTCACCGGATCAGATTCAGATCTCGATTCAATCTTGTACACCCGGGCGCCAAGCGGTAACCAACAGGAAACATCGGGGCCGTTCTCATGGATGGACCTTTTCCCCAAGCGTCCGGACTGGTGGGGGCAGGCGATCTCCATCCGGTTCGGGGATTTCGTCTACGCGCAGGCGGAAACATCAATGCAGGGGCCGCCAGCCACTGAAAAAGCGGTGGGCGAGAGGGTGGATGAAGTTGAAGAGGGTTCAGGGTTCAGGTTTCAGGGTTCAGGTAAAAGCAGAAACAAAAAAACATTCAGCGATTGAATAGCCCAACATAGGTGGTGATATGTCCGAGAAAAAGTCTAAATCCACGGACCAACCGGTAGGGATAAAGCCAAATCCAGCGCCAAGCCTTAATCTTTCTTTTCCGGAAAAAAGCAAAATCAACCCGGAAGGCATGGATGGTCTCAGTCTGCAAGACGAGGTGACGGTGATCGTCACGGGCAAGGTATCGTCCATAAGCGCGTACTCCGGAGAATGGGGTTCGCGGTCGCTCGGGTTGGACATCGAGAGCTGCCGGATCGAGAGCGGTAAGGATCAGGCGATGGGACTTGGCGATGCAGTGGAGAAAACGCGCCGCAGGCTGTAGCGATAAAGGAGCTTAGAGATGAAAAGGGTTGTTGCGATCGTATTGGCAATTTATTTGCTGTGCGCCGTTGGGGCGCATGCGGCCTCTTCGATGACGCCATCGCTTTATTCGATTTCGCAAAACCAATCGTTTTTGGTGGTGAAACTAGCTTGCATCGCAGAGACCGATGGCACGTTCACCAACAAGACATTGACGCACGCGGAGGTGTTCGGCGCGGGGTCTTACCTGCCGGTCGAATACAAATACATGGGGTATTACCTCGTTACCGCGTGGGCGGTAAACCCCGCCGCCACCTACCCCACGTCCGGCGCGGTGACAATAACATCCGCGAGCGGGCTGCAACTAATAGGCTCAGTCGCGGGCGACACGCTTACGCTTTCAACGGCGTCAACCGGCGTCGCGCAGATCACCAACAGCATTTTGCCAATAAAAAGGCCGATTGCGGATGTGCTGACGATCGCCGTTACGGACACCGGCACGGCGGCCAATCAGTTTTCGCTATACCTACTGTTCGCGCGGCCGTGGATCCCGTAGGCAAACAAGCAATAAGGATTGTGCCAAATGAACAAGGTTTTGATGGGCATAAGCGTAGCTGTAGTTGTCTCAACCACCGTATGGGCGGCTCCGTTCCTGGTTTGCGACCCGCAGTCCGGGGTGCAGGTTTATAAACTGACCGGTCCAGTGTGGGTTCCCGCAACGGTACCGGCCCAACCGGATGGGGCGATACGCATGGACATAACCGCGGCCGAAGCGGGAGCGATAACGAGCTTAACTGTCAAGGCATGCAAAAGCGATCCTATTTGGGGGGAACAATGCAGCGCTGCCGTCCCTTTCGAATTTACCCGGCCAGCGGCGCCACCTACTCCCGCAGGAATAAGATTAGTACCGTAGTGCAAACGTGGTTTGGCGAGTCTAAATAGGATAGCCCATGTCGCTTTTCGACCTTCGGATATGCTGGAACTGCCGGAACTTATGGGTGGAGGATGACCACCAACAGGAAGATGTTGACAGGTGTCCGACGTGCGGGGCGCACGCGGCTTGCAAGCCGGCTTATGACCGCGACTCCATGGCGGCGGCGCAGTCGGCTGGCGATGAAGATACGATACTATGGGAGCCCAGCGGTGAACAAATACTATGGGACGACACTGGAGACACGATCCAATGGGAGTGATCATTAAATTTCTGGCGGCGGCTTGCTTGGCGTTGTTGGTTCTATGCGACACAGCTTTTTGCCAGCAAGGCACAGCTATAAGCGATCAAACTGAGGAACCGTCGCCTAGCGGCGAAGATTATGCACCCATGTATTCAGTGTCGGCCAGCCGCGGCCGTCGGGTGCATCTGAAAAACATCGTGCAGAAAGGCCACGGACTGCTTGATGGGTTTTTGCAAATTCAGGGCGGCGAAATGGTGTCACAGTCGGCCAGCGATCAGCGCGCGGCAATTGGCTTAGGATCTGCTGCAGTGGCTGACATTGGCACGACTTCCGGAACCGTAGCCGCCGGCGACCATACCCACGCAGGCTACCAGGAGGCAGATGCCGACCTATCCTCCCTCGCCAGCGGCATAATTGGGCCGGTTAAAGGCGCTGGTAATGGTAGCGGATACTCAGCCGCAGCATATACCGATTTTGTCGGGTTGTGGGCATTGGGATCTTGCACCGGGTATCTGAAATCAGACGGTAATTGTGATTCTGGTGGAGCGGTTGGTGATATCGATGATCTGCCCGGAGATACCGTCAACGACGGGTACATTGATCCGGGCCTTGTCAATCCGGCGGTCGTTAGGGATGAGATCGGCCGCGTGTGGAGCGCCGCGCCGACAGGGGATGATCTTGTCGTGGGCATGTTTTATTGGGCCAACAACGAGGCCGCAGGGTGGGATCCGTCTAACATTGCCGGCACGGACGATTATCAGGTCATGTGGTCAGGCTCGGTATGGATACCGATTCAGGACGTAAACGGAACCTTTTTCATGGAGTCAATCAGCGAGTCCGTACCGATAGCCGATGCAGACGGCACCGGCACCCTGACATGGAGTTTTGCGTTTTCAGACGCACGGACGGCGACGATACCGGGGGACAGCAGCTTTACCGTAGCTACGATTCCGGCCGCAGGATCGTGGAAGTCTATCTATGTCCATCCTGGCGCGTTCCGGGTTGATGGCACTAACTGCGCGGCGGTGACATCTGCCGCAATCAACAGCGGGCCGTATATCTACTACACGGCTTGTTCCGACGCGGCAGGAACCATAGACGTTCAGGTTGTAATGCCTGAAAACTGGGACGGTGGAAACCTGTTCATTGAGCCCGAAGTGTTCTCTGCTGAAGCCTCTCCGTCAGGAACGATAGAGTTCGAAATATCCATCCAAGCACGCGGTAACGACGAAACAATCAACAATACCTGGGTAACAACAAACGGCAACGCCTACTTCGAAGACGCAGAAACAACCGCCACAACGGTTGATACGCAATACGATTTTTTCAAGGTCAAAAACAAAACTGCTATGGCGGCAAGTGGGGCTGGAGGTGATCTGCTGTTCGTTCGACTGACAAGAGACAACGACGACGGTACGCACGATACAAGCACACAGGCAATAAGGGTTGTAGGGCTTAAAATTTTCTACCTAATCGACAGCTTCGAGGAGAGAGACTAATGGGCGACAGAATAAATCTATCAAGCGCTCAAGCGCTGGCGCCGCCGTCCGCAACGTGGGTGGAATTGATTAGATGGACCACGGACCTCAGCCGCAAAGTGATCGATGTGGTTTACGTCTGGCACTCCGACACCGGCGTTGTCCCTGTGAATGGCAAGGTTGAACAAACTGCAATCTTTACGAACATCGCAGACGATCCGGCGACTCCTGGGGTTGAAACTGATGCTCAATATAACCGTATCCACAGGGTTCAGGTTGTCGCTGGCGATGTAGATAAGCGAATAGGCAAGATGTATAAAAATGCAATCATCACAGAGCTTCAAAGCCGTATTCTATCTGGGGGTATCACCATGACGGACACGGAGGTTTAAATGATATTGCGCTTGTTGACGCTTTTTATCTGTTTTTTTTGGATAACCGGGTTTCAGATGGTTACCGGCCCGCCTCCAACTGTTGCAACCAACCTTATATTTTATAGTGACTTCGAAGACGCCAACGATGACGCGCAATGGGGATCGCTCCCTTCAGGGTGGAATGACGATTACACCACCTCGCCGCTTGAAGGCAACGAAAGTCTTTATAACGCCGCATCGGAGACTACGCATTCAAGCGACACGTTCACCACAACGTCGGGAACGGTGTACGGGCGATTAGCGTTTAGAGGGATAGATTTTACATCACAAGTCGATCAGCGCAACGGCCTTGATTTACGTTTACAGCTTGACGGAGACACCAAAGCCGGGTGTTGGCTTTACTGGTATCTTACAGACTTTTCGCTTCTGTACGCCTACGACGGAGTTAATAACACAACGGCTAGCCTTACCGGAGTCGATACATTTTCTGACGGTAAATACTGGCTGTACATAACCTATATCCCAGGCACAAGCGTACAATGCCAGATTAAAAACGACAGCGGCGACGTGGTCAGCAGCGCAGATGCCACTAGGACAACATCCGAAAGCAGTGGAATTAATCAGATAATGATTGCGCCCCGCGCATCGATTATCAGGTACAAGCTGGACCAGGTAGAAATTCGCAAGAACACAAGCTGGGGGTCCGAGTGAAAAAGATTTTTTGTAGCATAACCTTTATCATGATAATTGCTTCGGGCGCTTTTGCCGCAGAGTGGTTTGTCGATTCTGCCGCAACGGGCAGCAACAACGGAACCACGTGGGCCAATGCCTGGACGAGCTTTTCCTCGATCACGGGGCTTGCGGCCGGCGATACCGTTTACATTTCAGGCGGTTCATCGGGATCGAGCAAGTCCTATTCGGGCGCGTCAATCACTCCAACGGCCGGGGCTGCTGGGAATCCGATAACCTATTCGGTTGGACTCACAGCAGGGCATAACGGTTTGGTTCGGTTTTCATCGACCGGCTCAAACTTTGTTGATAAAAACCATATAATCGTTTCAGGATATGCTGGTGACTCGACGCAGCATATTGAGTTTATAGGATCTAAAAGCAGCGGCATAATTTCGACGACCAACGCGAAAATATCTTATGTAAAAAGTGTCGGAAGCAATGGCAGGTTTTTTTACGGCTCCGGTTTGTCCAATGTAGAGATAGACCATTGCTATATCAACAAACTTCCGACCACCGCAAACGCCGACCACGTTTTTTATCTCCAAGGTTCGTGGAGCAACCCCGATGCATACGGTAGCGTGTTGGTACACGACAACACGATATATTTTCCGTATCAATTAAACGGGAATGGCATAGGAGAGGACTGTTTCAAGGCAGGAGGAAAGGGAGTCTCAGTTTATAACAACTACGCAAAGGGGATTCCGTACACCTCTACGATACAGCACATGGACGGCTTGCAGTCTCTTGGCGCGTATTATTTAAGTGTTTATAACAATACGTTTGTCGATGTCACCAACTATAGCATTTTTTTGCAGGCACAAAGAGATTACACATTTAACCATGTCAAAATATACAATAACATAGCGTACAAGAGTTCGGCTTCGGTTATTGCGACAAACTATCAGGGCATATCATTGGGGACAAACTCTACTGGTACGACCTGGAACGACATAATCATCGCAAACAATTTGATAGCTGACAACCCTGGAGAGCGCTGCATAGCGTTTTCAAACACATCGGGGTCTCCTACAAACACGTTTACAAACAACTACGTTTATAACAATGTTTGCGTGAATAATGGATACACATCTGTCCAGACGGCCGTTGCAACGGAAGTCGATAGTCTGTTTTTGACCACGACTCAAGCGGCAACCTATTTTACGACATACTCACAATACGGCGGCGACGCTAACAACTTTCGCCCTACCGTAAACGCGACCGGGATCATAAACCAAGGGACGAACGCCGCCTCCTATTTTACGCTCGACAAGGACGGCAACTCTCGCGGCACCACCTGGGACATCGGCCCATACGAATATGGCGGGACGCCGCCGACTCCGCCATCAGACACCACGCCTCCGGTCATTACGATAGTTTCGCCCACCGCCGGGCAGTCGCTTGCCTGCACTTCCGATCCGGTGAACGTGGAGGAAGTCATAAGCACGAACGAGGTCGCAACGGCGAAATACGGATCGTCAAACGTGGTCTACGCATCTTTACCGAGCGTCTTTAGCACGCAGGACAACCTGACGCATACCCGTACAGTGTCGCGGGCCTGTGGCGCAACCTATACGACCTACGTTGCTGCGCAGGATACGGCATCCCCGGCAAACACCTCCGCCACCACCTCGATGAGCTACACTATTTCGGCGGCATCCCCGCCGGCGACAGATTACAACGAGGCCGAGGACGGAACGATAGTGTCACCGATGGTCGTTGCTTCAAACTCTGCGGCATCTGGAGGCCACTATATCCACACCACAGTCAGCGGCCAGGGAACGGCCAATTATACGTTTTCAGTCGCACAAACGGGCACCTATAGAATACAAACAAGGGTTTACCTACAATCAGCCAGCGCGGACTCGTTTTATTTTTCAATCGACGGCGCGGACGAGGATACCTGGGACGGCAATCCGTCCAGCTTGCCTGAATATTACGGAGCCTGGGTGACGACCTATTTGAACAAACGCGGAACGGGAACCTTTTCAGCGCCACAATACAGTCCTTATGAAATATATTTGACTTCCGGCAACCACACGCTTGCTATCCGTGGACGGGAGCCCAACACGTTTTTTGACTGGTTCGAGCCCGAATTGATAGCCGCTTCCGAACCTCCTCCGCCGGTAGCCCCTAATGCTCCAAAGGTGTCCCTGAAGGCCGGAGGAAGAAAAGTTGTCGCTAAATAGCCTTGCGCAGCTCGATTGTCTAGCAGCGGCGGAAACGATGGTATATATAAGTAACATAGAAAGGCGCCATGGACGGAAAAACACTAATTGAGATGTTTTTGGACGCAGTAGACAGGCCAGACACCGATTTGCTGCAACTAAATTCCCGAACAATCTACAGGCACCTGGACGCTGCGGCAATCGAGTTCGCGCGGCTGACGCGCTCGCTGACCGGGACGATTAGCATTACTTCTATAGCAGCGGCCGTCAGGTACGATCTGCCGCCTGATTTTATAGACCTGTACGCATACGACTCCTGCCGTCGGCTGGTAATAAAGTATGTTGACGGCACCGGCGACGAACACTGGCCGGTCGTTTCCAGCCAGGAAAAAATATTCCGCGCCAACGAAAGCACGGAGCGGCAATATCCGTCGCGGGTGGGGTTGCGGCGCGGGAATCCGACGAAAGCCGCATTACCGGAACGACTACATCGGCCGGGGGGGAGACCGGCGGCGAGGCGGCGCTGACGGACACGGCAAAGACATTCACGGGCACGGTGCAGGCGCGTGACAACGTGCACAATACGACACGGCAAAGCCACGGTTTGGTGCTTTCAGTTGCCGCCGTGACGCAGTTGAAATGCGCGATGTTCGGCGGAAGCTCACAGGGGTTTGGCAGCGGCGATGCCTATGTTGTCGTGCCGGCATCAACGCAGCAGTTGTTACTGGACGCGCCCAGCGCCGATTCAACGGGGACATTCACGATCCCATACATTCGAAAGCCGGCGCCGGTGTTTTCAGACTATGGCGTATGGGGACTGCCAGAAGAAAGCTGCCGGGCAATTTGCGATGAGGCGGCATTCAGGTTTACTTCAGGCAAAAAGTTGGGCAAGCCCGTTTTGCTGCACCATAAGGGTTTTATCGAAGAGGTTAAGCGGGTTCGGGAAGAGGCGGCTATGCGGGCGCTGCAGGGGGACCAGTATCTGGTGAGGTTGTAGTAACCGCATAGTTTTAAGTTTTACGTTTTAAGTTTTAAGTAAGAACCAAAACAAGAATAAAAGGCAAAAAAATGGGGACGATACTGGCATCGGCAATTATGGCGACGGCGTCCGGGTTTCTGCATGACGAAGGATACGACCGCTGGACCGAGGAATGGCTTTTCTCGGGGGTCAACCACGGTCAGCGCGAAATCTGTGCGTTGAAGCCCGATGCGAATTTAGTATCCGGCGCCGTGCAACTCGCGGCCGGAACGTACCAGAGCCTTCCGGCGGGCGGTCTCGTACTACTGCGCATATCCCACAACATGGGCGCCGACGGGCTTACGCCGGGGCGGCTTGTGACCAAGGTGAACCTTGAAAAAATGGGGGCCTATAATCCGTTCTTCGCCGCCATGGACGCATCGGCCGAGGCGCGCCATTACGCCTACGACGACAAGATCCCCAAGCAGTTCGCGGTCATCCCCCCTCAACCGTCAAGCGCGCAAGGCTATGTCTACATGACGTATGGCGCGCTGCCAGCAGATTTAGTCAATCCCGGCAGTTACGCTGTGGCAATCGGAATTGGCGACGAGCACGCCAATGCGCTGACCGAGTTCTGTTGCTACTGGTCTTACGCAAAGGACGCCGATTTTTCTAATGGAGCGCGCGAAAGGGCGCTCGCATGGTATTCTAAGTTTCAATCGTCAATCGGTATTGCCGAGCGCGTTGAAACTGACGCCGTAGCGCCTGACGCCGCGCAGCACGACATTTAATGTAACGGTCAAGAAAGGAGACGGTCGGAATGTCGGCCATACAATTCAAAAACCAGTACGTCATGGAGCTGTCAACCGACTGCACAGCCGTCGCAACGACGCTCACGCTAAAAAGCGGCCACGGCGATCTCGGGTGCCCGGCAATAGAAACAGGGCAGGAAAAGCATTTTTTCATCACGCTGGTCAATAGCGCTGGAAGCCGAGAAATAATCAAGGTAATCAAGCGTCCTTCGGGGTCCGATGTGGTGACAATCGGCAGCAGCGTGGCGGACCAGACAACCGGGAATGTTTCCGGCCGCGCGCAGGAAGGAACGTCGGCGCTGGCCGTTACGGCATCCTCCGACCATGCGGTCGTACTGCGGCTGACTGCGGGGATTATGGATTGGGTGGCGAGCGCCATACCCGCCGGCGATATTATTTTATTCGAAAAAGACACAGCGGCGCTGGGTTACACGCTGAAGACGGACGTGGACGACGGACTGGTTTACGTCACCAAAGGCAGCGGTGCCTCTGGAGAAGCCGCGGGTACAAACAAGTCGGGCGGCACATGGATGCAGCCCGGGCACACGCACACCGGTCCCTCCCACACCCACACCGGCCCAAGCCACACCCACGATACCGGTTCGCATAGCACAAGTATGCTGGCAGCAGGAAACCCTGGAGGCACGGGGCTTACTTACGCGCTGAATATTACAGGGCATACCGCCACCTCGGCGGCTGGCACGGGCGGAACCGGCGCGGCTGGCACCGGCGCCACCGGCGAATCAGGAACGTCAGCCACCTGGCGGCCCACCGGACGCAATTTCACGCGCCAGCAGAGGAATTGACGATGAGACCTGGAAGGGAAATAGACCGCCGCGATCTTGAGTGTCCCTACAACAGCAAGCCGTGCCGCAAGCGGTGGGAGCGGTGTGCGATGAAATACGTTTCCGACAATACGTTCGACAATGGCGAGCGGGTAGTCGTTTACGGTTGCAGTCAGTTTATGATCGCTGAAGAACTGTCGGGATTGCAGAACAGGATGGCGATGGTGCACAAAGAAGTTGGCGAAACCAAAAACGCATCAGTTTTCCAGGCAATGGCCGCGCTGACGGACGGCCAGGCCGCCAAGGAAGAACTGCTTAAATTGGTGCGAAACGGCTATGGCGGCGTTTCGCGCATGCTGGAAGCCAAACAGTGAAAATTACACTCCCGGCAAACGGATTCAGGGGCATGCGGCCGATCGCCGCGTCACATGTATTGGCGCCCGGAGAGGCGTCGGTGGCGGAAAACTGCGACCTGGACGGCGGCGACATTCGCGCCGAGGCGATGCCGTACAAAGTGGCGGACGCGGCGCTAACCGCGCTTGCGACGATCGCCAAATGGGTTGAGACAGCAACCGCGCATTGGCTTGAGTTCGCCACGGACGTTGATGTGCGCAAGGGTCCGGTGCCGGACGACGCATATGAACGGGTATATTTCACTGGATTAAGCGAGCCGCGTTTTTTCGCCAACGACAATGTGAGCGACCCGTTCGACCAGGACGCCGACTACATCAAGCTCGGCGTGCCAGCCCCGGCCGCGGCATTGAGCGCAAGCGGCTACAGCACCGCTACCACGTACAGGGCATACGCATATACTTACGTTAACCGGTACGGAGAGGAAGGGCCGCCCTCCCCACTGATCGAGATCAGCAATTATGGTTCGGGAAACGTGACGTTGACCGGGTTTTCGTCCGCGCCATCCGGACGCGCGATCGACAAAATAAGGGTTTACCGCACCAATTCGAGCGGAGTTGGATTCGCCGAGTTTCAACTGGTGTTTGCAACCGACCTGAAAATATATTCCGCGACCGCGACCTACAATAACGGCGACCTTGTGGTTTACAATGGCAGCCTGTTCAAGTGCGTGCAGAACAACACAACGGGCGTTACACCCGTCGGCAGCGCGACCGAATGGGACGACTGGTACGACTCAATCGCCGATGGCAGTCTGCAGCCGGACGTTATGGTTAGCATGGATTGGGAACCTCCGCCGGACGATCTGACGGCGCTTTGTTCCCTGCCCAACGGGGTCATGGCGGGTTTCGTCGGCAGCACGATTTACATGAGCGAGCCGTCCTACCCGCACGCCTGGCCCCAAGGGACGTATACGGACGATTTTAGGGTGCAGCTACCGCATCCGCTGGTGACGTTAAAGGTGCGGGGATCGAGCTTGGTAGCGCTTACGGCGGGGCCGGCCTATTTCGTTTCCGGCGCGCAGCCCGACCAGATGACCGTGGTGCGCCTCGACGGGACATACCCCTGCGTGAGCAAGCGCAGCGCGGCGGAGACGCCCGATGGGGTATTGTACGCCAGCGCCCCAGGGCTCGTGATCGCCAGCGAGAACGGGTTGAGAAACACGACCGCCGAACTGATGGACGCAGACGATTGGGACGATTTGTATCCAGATTCAATGCACGCGGTTTTTTTCGGCGGCAAATACATCGCCGGGTACAACAGTTCCAGGATCGCAATCATCGACATCGCCAGCGGAATTTACACGCAGGCCGCAATGGCGGCGCACGCCATGCACATTTCGGACGACGACGGGAAGTTGTATGTGGCGGTCAATGAGGAAACCGACCCGGACAATCCTCCGGCGACCGTGCCGATTTATATTTCCGAGTGGCAGGCGCACCCGGTAGCAGCACTCTATTACAATTGGGAAAGCGGCGACATCTTGCTGCCCGCCGCGGTTAACTTCGGCGCGGCGCGCGTCACGGTGGACGAGGAATACGCGGCGGCGGCCGCCGCGCTGGCGGCTGAAGATGCGTCGATAGAGGACTATAACGAGGCGATATTCTCCGCCGGCGGGGTGTCCGGCGGGATCGGCGGCGACGAGTTGAATGTATACGGGCTAAACGGTGATGCGCTGAAATCGCCGAGCGATTTGCAGTATGGAACCACTACAACCTTTAGGTGGCATTGCGATG